AAAGCCTTGGGACTTTTATTATCCCAAGACTCTCAAAGACTACAAATTCATATTGATAAAAGCCGTCTAAATTTCGCATGTGTCATTTGAATTAATTAAAATATATCTGTTGGATGGTTTCATTGTTTCTCCTTGTTATTTTTATAATATAGCATCTTTTCTAGACTTTGTCAAATATTATTAACTATCTTTTTACAGATTTCTAGAAAATATTCTTCTGTGTAGCTTCCCTTTATCATATTGACATCTTTGTGTAACCACTGGACGTTGCCGGCAACATATCCTTTGGAGCTGTCAATTCTGTCTAACGAAGCAGTTTTGGATGAGGTGGTCTTTACAGGGAACCCTATGGGTATACCAGACAGTGCACATTTCCTATCTTGTTTCAAAAACAATTCCCAAATATATTCTATTGTAATATCAAATCGAATTGGAGTTCTGTTCCTACCGGCAGCATTTTTCTCAATTTGATTGAAAAATTGTTGATGTATTTCTCCGTGACCCTTAAAGTTTGGGTGTTGTTTGCCCGTTCTTCTTTGCAAGCACCCACAGGATTTAGTATTGCCCCTGACCAGATGAGATGCAAGAATTGCTTTTTCATTGCCGCAATCACACTTACAGAGCCACTTTTTATATCCACCTCGTGAAGCCTCGGCCAATGAGGTGACAGTAAGCATATTAAACTTTTGACCTGTTAGATCTCCTCTGTGTGGGACGTTGCCATTCAGACCCAATAAGCGAGCACGATAATAAACAGTACTTTTCTTCCACCCTAATTTTCTGGCTATTTCTGCTCCAGTTATTTTTTTGTAGTTTTTGATGATAAAATCATCTTCTTCTTTTGTATAATGATTAAAAGATTTGGACATTTGTGAGTACCTCTTATTTAAGTCTTATATTAAATAGTTAATAACTCACAAATGTCCATTGTTGTTTATAATAATAAGTGCGAGTTATGGAAGTTCACACGTGTCATTAGAGCAAAACCGGGATCCCACGCCACCTTCATTTGTTTCAATTTTCTGAATCGGTGTGATGCCTTTAATCATCTCATCGTATTCTTCTTTTAAAATTGGCTCGTAAGGTGCTTGTTCGTAACCGGTCTCTTCATATCTCAAAAAAGACACAGCTTTAAGTCGTGCTTCATACATCTCCAAAGCATCTTTAATCTGATCTGCTTCATCCGGGTGGAATGTCACAGTAATAGAGACTGAATTATCCGCCCAATAATATTGATATTGCGCTGCAATCTCTAATTGCTCCCACATTGAGATGTCTCGCTTACCTTTCTTGAAGAATGGCTCGTGAACTGGAAACTCAACACACATTGTGTTTGGAGAGTAAGAATCTTTCTCAATTTTGTAACCAGCTTCTTTCAAAGCCGGAAGCAAAGTGGAATCAGCTGAAAAACGAATCCGTCTGATGTAATATTCGTCTTCTGGGTAGTGAATTCCGGGAGTTGATCCGTTAAGAAGAGAAACTGTTCCGGAAGGCTTAATGGAAGTCATTCTTACTGAACGAGGAACACACAGCCAGTCTGAATATTCTTTGTCCAACTCTCCGACATGCTTATAAGCTTTGTTGCACCACTTAAGCATTTGACGTCTTCCGAACTTGTTAAAGGCTTGAACTACACCAGATTGAGATAAACCAATTCTTCGGTTCTTCAGCATAATGGCATTTGTCTCGGGCCAATGAGTGTTGATCAGAGTTACAGTCTTTCCATACATGTAAGCTATCTCAAGTGTTCTCAGATAGTCTTCGTAGGTGTCGTGCTTAGCAGGAAAAGTTTCCACCAAACAGCAAAGTTCTGCGTCTTCAAGCTGTTGTTCAACGCAAGGGTTGAACCCCATAACCTTAAGGTCGTCAGTCTTCTTTCCGTCCTTCATTCTTCCGTAATTACGGGCATTTTCTAACCAAATGTAACCGGGTTCGCCATTGATTTGAGATTGCTCGGCATGCCAAGTGTAATCCATTCCAACTTTAGCTTCAAAAGAGTTGTTTGATCCCCAACGATGGTGATAAAGTTTCTCTTTGTCGTTTTTCATTGAAAGATAATCTTTATCATCAAACTGGCCAATGGCCAAGGCAGCAGAGCGACGTACATTACCAGCAACAACGCAACGACCAATGAGGTTCTCAATGTCAACAATATCAACCGACTCAATTTCTTCTCCTACTTTTGGTTCCAACAATTCTTTTAAGTTAGCATGAAGCTCAATAAGTGGAGCAGGGCCGGATGATGTTCCGCCGAATCCACGAATAGGCTCACCTTTGCCGCGAATAGCGGAGTAATCAAAGTTGGGAACTTTTTTACCTTGAATAAAGCCGTCCAATAGAATATGAACTGAATTCACCCAACCTTCGCGAGAATCCTCAATAACTAGTGTCTCTTCTGTCCACTGTGGCTGCTTCACCTTGAAAGTTCCTGCTCCAAGGGTATCAAAACCAACGCCGATACCAACCATTAGAGCGTCCATCATCCATGCAAAGAGATAACCACCTTTACTAGCAACGTCTCGGGTTGAACGAAATGCGCAATTGAACAGTCCAGCACCGGTTCTTTCGTAAATGAATTTTGTTCCCATCATCCACAAACCACGACCGGGTGGAGTCCACTTAAGATTGAAAAGGCGATCATATGCGTCTTTGGAAGTTTTCTGTGCTTTGGCATCATTCCACTCAATTCCAATCATAAATGCATGGCGCTTCTGTATATCAAAGATTCCTTCAATAACACGTCGGCAAGTTTGCCACCATTCTTCTGTGCCTACTGCTCCATCTTCAAACTCTGATAGTCTCCTAGCATAAGTTCTCTTGAAGGTTACATAACCAACAGGCCCCCAAGGAACTTGCGCTTCCTTGTAGGGACTTATAAATTGTTCAGAAAGCTTGAACTTTCTTATGTTTACATCACTTAATTTTAACATTTTTTATCCTCATTTGTGTTTTTTATATTTTCCTCTCAAAAAATCAAGAGTATTAGTGTCTGAATCTTTTATAACGTCAGCAATTGACTCATTGCTGTCTCTATTTAAAACTTTTATATTTACGTTTGACCAATCAACAAAAGCTGGAAAGATAAGACCATCTGGTCCGTTTCTATTCTTCGCAATAAACATTCTACCTTTATTCGCTTGCTTGTCTTGAACTGTTCTTGATAGAGAACAAATGAAGTCAGCGACAAAGCACTTATTGAATGCTTCTGAGATTGCTTCCATTGTGATAACTTCTGCATTTAAACCAGAACGGTTTGTTTGAGAAGCAGTCCACACCGGACATTTATAAATTTGAGCAATTGCTCTCATTTCTTCGTAGGTGCTTTCTAGGTCAAATCGTTTTTCTGCGGAAGTGCGAGTTGGTCTCAGTAGATCTGCATAATCAACAATAATCATATCCGGCTCAATGCCTTTCTTCTTAAGACGCTCAATGTGTTGCTTGATTGTCTCAGTAGAAGCAGACTTTGTTGGATATTCTTTAATAATTAGTTGCCCGGGAACGTCTTTGATCTTTAAGAGCACTTGATTCTTATTAAAAAACAAATCCGACAAAGGAACGCCCGAGACGCAACTATCATAGCGGTTTCCAACAACAGTGTCTTGAAGCTCCATGGTGTAATGTACAACAGTCTTGCCGGCCTTCAGAGCTTCTGCTCCCAAGTGAACCAGAACCATTGATTTACCGGCTCCTGTGGGAGCGATAACGACACCTAGCTCGCTTTTACCAAGTCCACCCTTACAGATTTCATCAATTCGCTCAAAACCAGTAGAAACAGGATCTCGGGCAGTTATTGTGTATCGCTCTTCAAAGTCCTTAATGAAATCGTGACCAAAATTATTGTCTGTTCCTAGTTTAAGTGCATCCTCAATAACCTTTGAGATTTCATCAAAAGAAGAAGATTTAATCAGCTTAACTGATTTCATCATAGCTCCTTTAAGAATCTGCTTACGACAGAAGTCAATTGAACTATCTTTGATGTAAGGAGCGTTCTCAATTCTGTCTACCATTTTAACCGAGACATAGAACTTCAAAAGCTGCTCTTTCAGTGCTTTGCTATAGTTGTTGCATTCTGTTCTAATTCGTGATTCCATAATTTCATATGATGGATGAACTTTGTATTTTGATCGGTGATCCAAGAGTATCTTAATAAACACCCGAAGATATTCATAGTCCAAAAACTCTGTGTTTAGAACCTCTGAGATTTGATCGCAGAAAGGTCTGTCCGATAGCATAAGATGACAAAATTTTTCTTGAAAGGCTTTGCCAAACCTCTGAAATGTTTCTGATTGGTTGTTCATGTGTTCTCCGGTGTTATAAGTAATATAACAGATTAGTAAAAGTCTGTCAAGTTTTAATTTTTATAAAGTTATTTTTTTCATCACATTCATCAAAATATTGAATGATGAGCCTACAATGCCGTCATAGTGGAGCTTTTTGGTTAATTCCAACTTCTCCATTTTGGGGTCAAACTCTTGCAAAGAAAAATTTATTTGTTTTTTGTGCATGTTGGAAATTGATGGACTATATAGCTGCATTATCTTGTAATTCTTCTCAACAAGCACAGAATGTTCTAAAATATTCTCGTGAACCTTAAGTAGTCTATCCAGACTCTCGCAGTGTTGCATTATGTCCTCAACTTCATACTGTTTTGATTCCTTAAGGAAGGTGAATTTAGATGCAACTGTTTTCAAGCCAACTCTTGGAACTCCCGGAAGATTGTCAGATTTGTCTCCAACTAAACTTCTCGCTAATGCGAAGTTTTTCGGGTGAATTGAGAACTTTTCTATCAAGGTAGGGTAATCTACCAACTCATCCTGAATCGGACGATATAGCTTACAATCTTTGGAAATTAGCTGGAAAAAATCCTTATCTGAGGACACTATCACTTTTTCCCATTCTTCATATTTCTTGTGCTGAGCAACATAGGCTATTACGTCATCTGCTTCAACATAATCAATCATCGTTTGGATCACTGGAAGATCGTTAAGATACTCCATTAATCTGTACTGTTGATTGTATTTATTCTTGTCGGATTCTTCTGGTGAAAGATCAATAAGTCTTCTGTTGAAGCGAACAGGTTTTCTGCCTGCTTTGTAGTTCTTATCAATTTGCTTTCTCTTTTGTGAACCTCCTTCTCCATCCCAACAGACAATAATTTCGTCTGGCTGGAACATTCCGCAAATCTTCTGTAGAGATTTCATGAAACCATAAGTTCCCCCGTTTGGTGCGCCGTGTTTGTCCATAGATGGCACCACAATGTATGATCGGAGGAACATATTTAAGCCGTCTATGATCATAACTCTTTTATTTTTTGAATTTTTCATTTATTTTCTCCTTATACTCTTTGATGTTTTGATATTTGGTTAGGGCGCCTCTAATTCCATTTTTGGAACAGCCATAAATCTCCGCCAACTTTCTTTGGGAATATTCACCAGTTAGATACAATCTTCTTATCTCTATTACTGTCTCTTTATCAAAAAGGGCACGAGGGTTATTCATTCCACTTCTACTTTCAGACATTTTTTGTTTTGCTTCTTCTGTGTGTGTTTTACCTTTATGTCCCGAAGGGCGACCCTTCATTGTTTGGCTTATTTTTGCCTTAACCGAATCCGGTGTTGGTGTTCCTTTGTTCCACGCTTTCCTCCCTTTTTGTGATTCAGACATTTTTTGTCTTGTTTCTTCCGACACTATCTTTCCCTTCGCAGATTCAGACATTTTTATTCTGGATTCTTTCGAGAATGTTCTACCTTTGAGTGCTTGGGACATTTTCATTTTGGTTTCTTCTGTGTGTTCTCTACCCCTTCGGGATTCCGACATTTTTCTCTTGGACTCTTCTGAGTGCTTAAAGCCCAAGGTATTGCCGGCTATTCTACAAGAATTGAAGCCTATGTTTTTGTTCCAAGGTCTCAAAGTATCAAGATAGTGCTGCTCTCTTTCCAAGAGCAATTTTGCCTCAACCTCTTCTATGAGGTCAAGGACAAAAGACTCTTCTCCATATTTATTCCAAGTTCTTTGTAGATACTGGGAATGGTGTTTGTTTCGCCTCAAATCGCTTCGGTGCTCGTTCCAGCGCTTTTCTATGGATACGCTGCTTCCTATGTAGATCTTGCTGTTTGATAAGCAAGTTATTTGATAAATTCCAGATTTCATTTTTGGTTCTCCTTACATTAGTAATTAGTGTGGAACCACAAAATAACCTCTTATTAATAACTTTCTTTTTCATTTATTCCTCCTTAGTTGTTTTTCTTTTATGTGAAGATAATCTAGATATTCTTCGTTCATCTTATCAAAATATTTTGTTTTTAATAATTTCTTGTGAGCTTTCGCCAACACATCCTTTTGAGCTATGTTTATTAAGAAATAGGGTGCATGACCTCTAGCATTAAAACCATCAATCTCAACGGCATCATTGGGATTAAAGCAAATGCACTTTAAATTAGTATGCCCTGCTTTTCTAAGAGCTTTGTTTATAAAACTTTGATACTGAAAAGTGTCTTCTCCGGATATCTGTTCTTCTGTGATTTGAGCGAAAAGAGCGCTGTCGTATTTAGACTCAACGAGTTGCTCTACCATCTCAATGATGCTATGCTTTGTTGGATCAAAAACCTCAATCATCAATAGATCTTTATCAACTTCTGCTCCAACAAACGGACAGGTTGGCATTCCTCCATACTCTTCTCTGGGTTCTCGCAAAACACCAATAAACTTAGCGATTTTGCTTTTAAAATTTTTATACGGACACTCGCTCATTCTACCCTCCTATTTCATTAAAAACTGAACCAAGATCAACACACAGCATAATGAGAACGATATGATGTTCTTAAGTGTGAAAACCTCTTCTCCTAAAAAATACCAAGTCAATGGTATAAAAATTACATATCCTATTGCGAACGTTACAAATCTAATTGACCATAACGGCATAGACTCATAGAGCATAATTGTTGCATTTGCGAACATCAACGATACAATGGGTCCAGCTATAAAAGCAATCAAAACATAATTTGATTTAAATGGCTCTCCGATTATTCCTGAGTTTGATTGAAACCAAGCTATAATTTGTGCACAAAGGAAAATTATAATTGCTAATAATGCTTTCATTTATTCCTCCTCTATTTTTTTTAATGCCTCTTCTAATGCTTTTATTGCATCTTCAATGTCCTGTTTGTAGTCGTCAAGCGAAGTTGTCCAGTACCTTGCCCTCACTAGTTTTTTGTGTATGCTATCAATCAATAGCCATAATTTATCATTCTTCATTTGTCCTCCACATTTATAATATAACATAATCCCCGCCTTTGTCAAATAAAAAGATAAAAAAAATGCGGTAGCCTCAACCACAAGACTACCGCAACGGAGAAAACACGAAGATAACTAATCTTC